GTTGCGGATTTCTTTCCCACCTTTGAAGCTTGGGCTACCGAGCACGCAGAATTTACCCCCTATGTGTATCAGCCAAGCTCTCAAGCTTGGAGTCCTACACCTTACGAGGGCATTTCTGTGGACGCTCCTGTTGATCTACCTCCCGAGTATAGTGACATTGTGTTCACACCACCACCTTCCTATGTAACTCCTCCCCCTGAGTACTATAGTGAGGTGCCGGTCCTATCTATCGGTCCGTCAGATCTTCCTGATTCCAACATAACTGACGAAGAAATCGCTCAGGCCCTTGCCCCCCTCCTGCGGACCAATACCCTCGAGGATGTGTCTGATCTCGATTTGGATCATACTGATGAGGAAGTTTACGAACTTTCTCTCAATCGTCTTACTGCTGTCGATAGCCTTCTAAAGGATGTATCCATCGAAGCATTCTCCCTTGACAGTGTTCATGAGCTACTCAAGCTCAACCGCTCTATTTGCAGCACCCTCCAGCGCATGAAGCTCTCCAAGATGGAACTTCCTCCTCCTGCTGCAACCAGTGCCAAACTTGGTCGCTCCGAATTTTCGAATGTCGGTGGCGATCAATACCAGTGCCGCACTTGTGGTACCGTTATTTCTGGCGCTGCTAACATCAAAGCACATTGTCTTGGTCGGGCTCACATCACAGCCACTTTCGACGCTCCTCCACTCCTAACTAATCCTTCTTGTTTCGAGTGCAACATCACTTTCCGTCAGCACGAGTGCGCGGAACATTATCGTTCCGTTCAGCACCGTCTCAAATATTGGGCCACTGCAGCAGCAGAGTTCACCATTGTTTCCCCCACGTTACAAATGGAAGAACCCGTTGCAGAATTTCCCCAAATGACGGAAGCTATTGACGATACTCCTATTGAGGTTGAAGCTTACTCTCCTGATATGAAGATGAGCTTCACTCCCTCCGCTAACAAGGCCTCTTGGAAGGATCATTACGATACCCCAACTCGCCGTGTCTCCAAGCGCGGAGGGAAAATCTCTGTACCTAGGAGTCCTTTACCCGGACAACTAAAATTTACCACCGCTCGTGCCCCTCTTCCGCCTCCCGTTAAAATGGGCAGTCTCTCCTCAACGGAAAAGACGCGCTTTCTTGCGCCATCTTTCCATAGGCAGACTGATAAGGCTGAAGCTCTTCGCATTGCCGAGCCTCCCCCCGAACCAGAACTCGTCGTGCCTGAAGTGGACCACTTTCCCTGGTCCAAATTCGACCCTCCCAGGCAGGATGTTCTCATGGATGACCTTTTACCCGGTCAAATGCCATGGGGACCTTACCCTTCAAAATACACGGTCAACCCCGATCTTGGCCCTAAGGAGTTCAATTTTACATCTCTTGGTAAAGTTTCTAGGAAGGTCCGCGCTTTTAAAGTGCCTGCCCCTCCCTCTATCAATGAGATCACCACCAAAGGGTATGTCGCTCCAGCCGTCATGCCCCAGACAAAAATCACCAGATTTGCCAGTCAACCCCGTCCTAACAACCCCGAGTCTCTCAAGATGTCCGCCCTTCGCGCATCCAAGAACTTGGCTAGGATCGTTCCGGTTCCCCGCCTTCAAGTCCCCCAGATCAACGTCTACCCTCCCCAGGAGCACGTTGGCGTTGGGACCTCTGTTGGGTCTTCCACCACCGGTACTGGCACTCATGACTATTTTCCTGTCGTTCCTGGTCCTATAACCATGGAATCCTCTTTCCAAACCGAACCCCTCCCCAAGAAGGTTGGTAAGACCCTTTCGACTCAAACTCAAGATCCCTCAATATTGAGCCATGACCAGAGCGTGTCCCTTATTAATACTCTTGCCGAGATCACTCACGGGGGTGTAGCGGCTTTCAACAAGTCTCACCCTCCGCAACCTTCTCTCGCTTCTCCTGTTCTTGTTCAAGGCCCCCCCATCCGGGCCCCTATTCGCAAGAAGAAATCTTTTGTCAAACATCTATCCATCAACCGTACTATCGCATTGGGAGATGACGATAAAGTAACAAAAGATTTCGACGACCTATCGTCCAGCACTAAGAGCGACGTAAACAACTTCGTCGATAGAGTAAAGAAGTTCTTCTCTCCTAGCGTCATGCTGGCTGAAGCCATCAACAACACCGATGCTAGCAAGAAACTCTTGAAAATCACTGACCAAGTTGAGGGCATGTTGTCAACTGGAGGCGATGACCTACAAACCGGTCTCGCAACCAAACTTATAACTCATGTCCTTGGAGCAGGCGTCGCTAATATCGGTTCCCTTATTTCCGTTATTTTCGACATTGCTGCCATGATTGCTTCTCCCCCAACCACCTTGGGTTTGTTTCTGCAATCATCCAGCATCATCCTCAGGATCGTCACCTGCTTTCCAAACGTCGTCAAAATACCTATCGAAACTGTCAAAAGTTTCTTTCAGGTTATTGCCCCATCAACTCTTAGTGCACCCGATTTGGAGTCTGGCTTTTTCACCAGGATGTACAAGGCGATTCACAACGCCCTACATGGATCACTCCCCAACCACAAATCCATCAAATCCTTTGTCACCACTTTTGGTAACCTTGGAAAGAACATTTCTGGTATGGTCTCTGGTGCCAATGGCATCAAACAGATCGGAGAATACATTCGCGACACCGTCACGTCTATTTACGTCTGGGTGGCTATGAGGCTTAAAAACCCTGCCACCGGCTTTCAATGGATCGATGGCGTCGCCCCAACTCTTGAGCACATGGACACCATCAATGAAGCTTACAAGATTCTTCGCTCTCCCGATGTCGTTTGCACCAATTATGGTTACAACTCTCTCCCCAAAGTGATAGGCGACATGAAACGCATGAAAGAGCATTGGGAAACCCACACAACCACCCGGTTTCCTTTTCAAATGGCTCACATGCTCGAACAGCTCGTCGCCCTTCAAGAATCTCTTCCCAACGATGTCCTTCCCTCCCATCAACCAACTCCGTATGCCATCTATTTATCTGGTGGCACCCAGCGTGGGAAGAGCAGGATCATCAAAACCGTATCCGACATATTGTCCGTCATAGCTCACAGGGAATCCGGTTTTTACACCGTTCCCCTGGATGCTCAACATCATGACAATTACGTTGGACAACCCACCATTGTGATTGAGGAATTTGGTCAAAGCCCCGACCAACTCGGGAAACAGACTGATCTTATCTTCCAATGCCTAAGCAGCACCCGTCCAGTACTTTCTATGGCTGCTATGGCAAACAAGAAGGGAGATCGTTCTATGGCCAACATAGATCTTCTCATTGCGACTAGCAATATTCCACACCCTACTCCTCAGTGCCGGGACGTTAACGCGTTTACCCGCCGTCTCCAGGGTTGGTTTTTCGAATTTCGAGAGGAATATGTTGTCAAGAGCAACGAAACTCCCATTCTTCAAGACGGTTATCGCATACCCGATTCCGAAAAGATCAAGTCCTACATCGCCTCTGGTGGGGATCCTTTCGAGATTCTCGAATTTCGACCTTACACCATCACACCCGGAAAGGATATACCCTCTATGTATTCCATTACCCCCCTTTCTTTTTCTGGATTTAAAGCCCGCCTCGCTCATGAGTTCACAAACCATCGAGCTCTCCAGGCCAGCTCTTCAGCCCATTGGGGTTCTTGCCTCCAGGACAGCCTCCTGCAGTGCACCGCCCCTCTCCACCCTTGGGCCCAGTTCAAGAATCTTTTCAGTCGTGCCAATGTCTCAACATTTGGAGACTGTACTGAATCTGATGGTGTTGTTATTCTTCCAGTAAGCACAACATCCAGTTTCTTTCGTCTTCATTTCAGGACCCAGGTACCCATTTTAGGCATAGAATTTTCTACCAAAGCTGGTTCTTTCTCCGTTGATATGCAAAACCAGTTCCCCACCCCCCAAATTGAGGCCTCCGTTAAAGCTGACTCGGTCTTGTTTTTTCTCATCAAGATCTATTACGATCCCAACCGTCCAGCTCCAACTCAGTGCTACTCTCTTCCCCTTCCCGCTAAATCCTGTTTACACAATGAGGATGAGTGCCTGAGTTTTTCAACCGTTAGCACTTGCATGGCTTCCACAGTGCCTTATCCTGAGGCTCCGTTCACTTTCCATGATTTGGTCTTCAGGTCTGTAAACCGCCACTCTATGTTTCCGGTTCTTTTCCGCACTTCCCAACTTCCCAGCTTCTCGGTGAAGATGGCCAATCCATTCAAGGGAGTTCCCATTCTCTTCTCTTGGTACAACGATGTGGTCACAAAGAACGACGGTGCCACTCTTGATTGGATCTACTATTGCCATTTCCTCGCCACTAAGTCTTATTCGGCGCCTCTCGTCCCTCCTGATTTTCTATTCACCAAAAGACTCTCAGGAATTTTCGATCGCTATGAGCTTCCTGATGATCCCATTGGAGGAGACGATTACCCTATCTGTGGTTCTCTGGAACAGACTCACACTCGTTGGTGCAACATCCTCCTCCGTCGCTCTGCTTCCCTTCAAACATCGCGACCCTATCAAAGGGCCTGGAACAATGTGCTTCGGAAATTCGGGGAAAAATCTACGCTTTACATCCCCTTCGAATACAATAAACTCCTTTATTCAAGTGATTTTATTCGAAGGTGCGCCCTCGAATCCGCCAAGCGCGGCATGTCCTACGCGGAGTTCCATGCCTCCCCTTTTGAGTTTACTCAAAAGCCCATCAAGACCCATTTCGTTGCTACCAAGCTCGTCCCGGTTACAGATGAGGCCCTGCTTGAAAACTCCCACGAAATCTCCGACACGGAAATGGATGAGCTTACCGCCATAGCTTGTCTTTCCCCCAACGCTCCGCCTTACGCTGAGGCTTATGCCAATTACAGGAAGAATCTCATGGCCACCCCCTATGAAGCTTGGGTGATCATGAAGCACCATCAACGCCGCTTCGAACTCCTTCCCCTGTCTTGGCAACCCGAGATCCTCTCAGAGCAGCTTAATTTCACCATCGATACCTCTCGATCCCCCCACTACTATCATTATGAAATTAAGCAAGATGAGGAGGACATGAAACTCAACCCCACTGTCCTCCAATTCCTTTCCGCTCCCTCGTCTGCCCAGCAAGACTACATGCGCACCTACTTCAGCAAAAGCCCCGATCTCTTCAACGTCTATCTTGTAAGCTCCGGCGACAAAGTTTCTAGCATCTCTTGCATTGTCCAATCCACCCCGGTGATGCAGAACCGCCTCTACAAAGCTGCCGTCTTGTCTTGCAAATCCCTTAGCGATCGGATCGTCAGTGTATCCCAAAGCGTCCGAGCTTGGATCCTTGCCAACAAGAAATGGAGCGCTTTGCTTGCTTTCACCACCGTTGTTGGCTGCGCCTGGGCTGTGAGAAAACTAATATCCTACTTCTCGCCCTCTCTCTCAAGCTCGCCGCTAAAGAAACCGGCCGACATGATCCCTTACAGCAAGATCACCTACGAGGAACCGATAACTCTCTCTGGTTCCACTGACAAGGCTCTAGAGGAAATGGAAGCCCCCGACACTCCTTCCGAGGCTTTCGGATTCATCGTTGCGGTATATGGAGGTATGGCTACTGTTGGAGTTGGAGCGTACATCTTCTTCAAGTTCGGAATGCCATTCGTCGCTCGCCTCGTTCGCTCCGCTTGCGGTAAGCTAGAGGACGGTTATTATCGCATTGCCGCCAGAAAGCTTATCGGAGACTCTCCTGCTCAGTCGCTTCGCCAATTTTCATATTGGAAGACTGAAAAAGGCATAGTCTGTAACATCTGCAAGCCCTACGTCACTCTCCCGGAGCACACCTTCGCTCGCGTTAGGGTTTTGCTCTCTGGCTCTTGCACTATTGCTGACATGCAGGAAGTTCGGGCTCTCATCCTTCCATTCCGTGAGACTCTCCCTTCTGAAGTTACAGATCTCCTCGAGGACACCTTCGAACCTGTCACCCATGCCTTAACTGGCGGAAGATCTGCAGTCGTTCAGAAGGCCAGGGACGCATACGAGATCAACAAGTTCACTAGTGAACTCCGCTCTGGTGCACTTGAGGATCGAGTCCGGAAAGTGGAAGTCCACGCTATAACATCTGCTATGGATGACATTGACGAGTCCTCTGATTCCTCTCCTGAGGAAGAGTGGGGCTCCGTTAAGACCAAATCCGATCGTGGAACCCCCACTCTTTCTGTCGGAGACCCTCCCACCCTACCAACTCCCGAGGAAAACCAAGACATCAATCGTGACGTCCTTATTCCCGACGAGACTCCATTCCACAACATGCTACTACGCAGCCTTATCCACATTACGGTTAAGACCGGCGAGAGAGTCACAAAACTCCCAGGTCTTCGTATCGCAGGGAGATTTGTTCTTTGCAACACCCATCTCTTCTCCGGTCACTCTGTTGACGAGATGGTGGTTAGAGCTCTCGTTCCTGTGGTCTTCACCAAAGGAAACCCTGTTATGATGTGGTTCTCGTTTAGATCCCCGAAACTGGTTTACCTCAATTGCAGAGATCTTTGTATGTTCATGCTTCCTGCTCGCGTTCCTGCGTGCAGAGACATTTTCAGATACATCAACGATCCCTGCTATGACAAGGAAACCAGGGTCGCTAGACGTCTCAACTCACTGAACGTCACCACCTACGTTCCACATCTCGTTACCGAAACCAATCAGAGAGCACTAGTTCACGTCCCAGGTCAGGTTGTAGACGTCCGTTCATTTGGATGTCCCGAAGCCCAGGGCGGTGAAATCAAACTATCCGTTGCTTGGTTGGCCACCACCAAAGCCGTCACCGGCCCCGGACATTGCGGTTCCCCAGTTGTTGTCTCATGCAATTCTGGACCCATGATTGTTGGGATTCACTGTGCCGAATCTGGCTCCTTCCATTACGGAGCTTACTTCGACAAGACTGACATCCGCACACTCATGACCAATTGTGAGAGAGCTAATACCGTCACTCTCTCTAGTGAGGCCGCAGCTGCGAAAATGTTCTGCTATACCCTTAAGGCTCCCATCCAAACATTTCCGGATGGTTCCATCAAAGATCTCTTACAGGATTACGAGCCCTCAGTCAGAGGTAATGCAGTCGTTCTTGGGCATACCCCCTACTCACCACGTTCAGGGGATGATCTTATCCGCACCATCATCAACATCCAGCCGGAGATGCCTCTCACCGCTGAACCAGCCAATCTCGACTACCGTGTTGACCACGTCTCCAACATCCTAGACGGAATCAATATGGTCACCATGGAACCCGATCCCGATGAGTACCTTCGGGCTGCTGAATTTCTCGCCGAACGCGACTCAAATCTGCAGCCTCAGCACGGGAAAATCTTCTTAACACCCAACGAATTTCTCAACGGTGATCAGGAATTCATCCACGACACATTTGATTGTGAGACCATGAATCGGCCTCCCATGTCCTCATCCGCTACTTTCCCCTGGAACACTCTCCCAGGGGTTTCTCAGATGAAGCACATGGTCACCACCCGCACTGTGGGCAACAGCATGAAGTATCAGTGGAAATCATCCATTGAACCAGCACTTTTTGCTGAGGTCGAATCCCTTCTCAGGGAATGGTCCCAAGGGGTCGTCGGTACTTGTGCCGGCTGCTTTCTCAAATCAGAAAAGCGTCCCCTTCGTGGTCCCCCTGACCGAACAACCTGCTCCTGGTGCAAATGTGAGAAAGGCCATACTAAGGTTAACAAACCTCGCATGGTCGCCTGCCCAACTAAGGCCCACAGCATTGCTCTGGCTTTCCTCTATGGAAGCTGGATCGAAGCCCGCACGCGCAACAGGGATCTTATCTCCAACAAGATTGGCATGGATGTGGACAAAGAATGGCACTATCTCGCCAAAGAGATCCTCAAGCACGACACCTTCAATGATGCCGACCACGCCCGTATGGACCAGCATACCGGTGTTCTTCACTCCAATTCAACAGGAATGAATGGCCACCGTTACATGTTTGGTTCCACTGACAACGAAGATGCGTGGAGAACCAACAACCAACGAACCCGCAATTGTGTGCGGGACAAACTCATGCGTGCAGCCTTTCCGCTTTACGAGGATTTCCTCTCCGGAGATGTTCCTTGGGAAGCTTTCAGAATGAGCTGCCTTAACACTTACCTCGCATCTGCAGCCAGCATTGTGACCCTTTACTTCATGTTTATGGGCGTCCTCTACTGGGCTGGGAAACATCTCGGCAGCGGTGTACGGTGCACAGGCGAATGCAATGGCGTCCACAACGAGACAGCCTGCCTGTGCAGCATACACAAAATTACCGGGATCCCTTATGCAGAACTCAAGAAATTCATCACCCTCATAACGTATGGTGATGATGCTGTCCTTTCATGGGACGGTGACACCATAGACTACGTTAAATTCGTCAAGGCCATGCTGGATGTCGGCTTCACAGTCACTCCAGCCTCCAAAAACGGAACCATTGTCAATTCTGTGGACTTTTCGGCCCTCCGCTTCCTAAAGCGGGCGTGGAGATTTGATCCTCAGTTGAGCAGGTTCGTTGGAGTCCTCGACGAAAGCGTCATCGACAATATCTGGTATTGGAAGCGGAAACAGTTACCTGTTATCCAAGCGACTACCATTCTCTCCAATGAGATGATTCGCGAGTACGCCAAATGCGATGACGAGACCTTCGACTACAAAACTAAAGCGATTGTCCGTGCTTTGGGAGAGTACGGAATCACTGTTGTGATCCCCAATCGTGTGGATGTCTATCACGGAGCCAAACCTCTGTTCAATGGATTTCCCGCACCATCCCAACTACTAACCAAAAATGACTAGCACACCAAACATGAACCAATCCTCGGCCCCGGAAACCGAGCTATTTACCGCCCTCCCTGACGACCAACGCAATCCCAATACCGATGCTTTTACAGCAGGCTCCTCTTTTGTTGTTGAACCCGCCGCCAATATCGCAGTCCTTAACCCCACTTCTACTGTCGCT